TGCAAAATATCGTTTATTTCCTCCGAGAATATTGTTATCTTCGTCGATAACGATCCGACGAATTTCCATCATGCGTTCAAATTCCTGTATCGATTTTGCAATTTTCTTTATTTGCTCATCGCCGACAGATTTGAACGGGTTCTTTTCAAGCGGTTTTAATTCAGATACTTTCATATTGAATTTTTATCATCGCGCCAAATATAGTGTAATTTTTTCATACGTTGTTATCAAAAACCGAAATATTTTTCAAAATTCTATGAAATTCATCAAAAATTCGATTGTAAACAAGCCAAAATGCAGAAAATAAATTTACATTTTTTTGCTTATCGCCTCAAAGCAGCTCCTGAATTACGTTTCAGCAAAAAATATAAAATAAGCAGTTGTTTTAAAAACTATATATAGAGCATATACAGTACTATCATATTTATATTTATATATTCTATATAAGTAATTTATTTTTTATTTTTTACTCATTAATCACTGAAACTCAAATAATTACTCAAATAAAATTTTCGGTAAAAATTCGGAGCAAAATTTTACTTTTTTATTTTTCAACTCACTTAATCACCTGAAATATAAACAATTAAATAAAAAATCGAAGCGGCGAGCAAAAATCAAAAAAATTTGCACACCGCTCCTTGAAACGAAAAACGACAGAAAAACGATTTTAACAAAATCGAGCTTTTTTAACTAAATAGCATATCATTTTTACATATTAATACATTTATTAAATATTTGTCATCTTATATGATCATCTCCATGTCTTATAATCTTACCATAGTTTTTTTGTCAATTATGCCTTTTCCGACTTCTTATTTTCCAAACATTTTTCATGCGTAACCGATACTCGATGAAGTCGCGCAAACTTTCGCCTTCGAGCAAGATACCTGTAAGCGCCATTCCTGAATTCAAAAAATCTGCTTCATAACCGAGCGGCCTTTCGCACTTGCAAACCACATACTTTTTTCCGAACTTCTGAATTATCGTATGCGTTGACATCATCTTTTCGATATCAGATTCTTTTATTTCTGCCTGCACGAAAGCAAGCATTTCTTCCTGTGTCAAATTAATTAATCTTTCCATTTTGTTTTGTTTTTTAATTGTTGTTATAATCCGCAATAACCGCTATCACACTCATTGAAATCATCAAAGTCGAGCGATGTCGCCAATGGAAATTTTCTTATTTTGTCGTATGTAATGCCGCTTTTAAATGTCATTGGCTTCCTCGTGTACGTGTTTGTCTCTTGCCTGACAAACCAATCAAATTTCTCAGGAAATTTGATAGACATCAACTTTAACAGCATCTCATTCCTATGAAAGCATCCTATACAGTTATTCATATATGCAAACCGTACTGGTTTGTCTTTCCAGTATTCCTCGATATGGTCTTTAAATATAACGTCTTCTATCAATGGATACGTCTGCTTTTGCCATTTAACTTCACCCCATTTATTTCGAGACTTTGATTTCCCTATGACATCTTTGAACGTTTGAAATCCATCTGGCGTGGCTTTATTAATAGCTTTTAACGCCCTTCTATGTTCGTTGGCTCTATAACCTATTCTCATTTCTACTGGCTCTTTAAAGTTGGTTTTCCACCAATTATAAATCGGAGCCAGCTTTAACTCATATGTGCAAAACCTCTGGAAAACGTTAGGTAGGTAAGTTTTGCCATTTTTTGTTAAAACTATCTCATCAAACGTTCTCCCTGTGACCCAATGAATCTCTTGCCCTATAAATTGCTCTAAGTCAAACATAGTGTATATGATCATATCATCCTCAAGCGTGCCTATAAATTCTATACCTCCGAGCTTGTCGCTAACCATCTGCCGTAATTTAGGATCAGGAAACATGCAACTCGGATCATTTGTTCTTACAAGCGAAAAAACGTTATAGTCTGCCTTATAATTTGCGGCAATATATGACGATGTCTTTCCTCCAGATACGCTATTTACCGTATAAATTTTACACATATCTTTGTTTTTAAATTATTTGTTTGCTTATTTCTATTTCAGAATAAATTTAATTGTGAAGTTAATGCTTTTAATCGTTTCTCTGCAATTTTGCAGTATTCTTCGCTCATTTCGCTGCCAATATATTTGCGTCCAGCCTTAAATGCTGCCTCTGCGGTACTGCCTGTACCCATAAACGGATCGTAAATTATGCCTCCTTCTGGACAACCTGCAAGTATGGGTTTTGAAATCAGGCTTTCGTTATATGTTGCATAGTGATTTAACTTGTTTGGTTTGGTAGGTATATCCCAGAAGTCTGATACATCACCCGGATTCGGTCCTTTTGTTTTACTCAATTCTTCATCAAGACAGCCATATCCTTTGTATTTTCTTTCCTTGCTTAAATTATTTATTGCCGAAGTAGGATACTTACCTTTGCTATACTTGTTATCATTGCTTCCTCTCAATTTTCTTTTCACGCTTCCGATATTCACATTATTCCGTATTATGTCCAGATCGAAATAATACTTTTCTTTTTTCACCATGAAGAAAAAATATTCATGCTTCTTGCTGAACCGATCAGCTACAGACTCCGGCATCCCGTTGCGTTTAGCCCAGATTATATCGTTTCTTACGATCCAACCCCTGTCGATACACCCTATGGCGAATCGATGAGGAATAAGAAGAAGACATTTATTTTTTATTTCAACTTTTGATGGCCTAACTTTTGGTTGTCCTTCTCTTAATCCACCCTCATTGTAATCTCCCCCACTTCCTCCACTTCCCGAATACGTGTCTCCCAAATTAATCCACACCGTACCGCAATCTTTCAATTTCGGGTAAACGGCATCCATCAAACTCCATAAATGCTCCAAATATTCTTGAAATGTTGGCTCTAATCCCCATTGACCGTCATATCCGTAATCTCTAAGCTGCCAATAGGGAGGGCTTGTTATTACGCAATCCAAGAAGTTGTCAGGCATCATTGATACCGTATCCAAACACGGCTCGCTATATATTTTATTTATCTCAATGTTTTGCTGCATCTGTATCTTATTTTCTATTGTTTCCATAACTGTATATTTTTTTATTGTTCTGATTTAGTAAATACATTATCCTTCTCTTTCAACCACAGATCATCACTGTCGTAAAACAGTCCGAAGTCGTAATCTGCGTTTATTTGTCCGTACATGTCAGCCATCGCAGTACCTTTAAAATCGATAACATACGAAATTCTTCCTTTTCGCTTATTTCTGTTTTAAAAGTTATCTATTTCGTCAAACAATGTGCAAATATTTTCGCACACAATTTACTTTTTAAAAAATTCTTTTATCGCCTCGACAAAGTCGTCGAAGTTGTTACATGTAATTCCGCTTTCTCCGAGAAATTCAAGCCAGAATTTTTGCTCCTTCGATACAATTCCGCCCTTCGGCTTCTTAAACTCGACAAACAAACACCTTCCTCCTTTTCCGATAAACAACCTGTCAGGTATTCCTTCCTGGCCTTCCAGCTTCACCGCAGCAATTCCTTTACTGCGTGCATAATCGCAGCAACGCTGCTCCAATTCGTATTCGTCGCGTTTCATTTCAGAATAAATTTAATTGTTTCTGATGATTGATCAATCTTTTTTTACCAGCCTCGTAGTAATCTTTATCCAACTCAAGAGCCGTTAACTCAAACCCTAAATCGTGGCACGCTATGCCTATTGACAGACTACCAAAGTGTGTGTCCAAAATAGTGTCGCCTTCTTTGGCATAGTTCTGAAGTAGCCACTTATACAGCTTCACAGGTTTTTGTGTTGGATGTATCGTGCCATCCTTCAATAGTTCTACCCTATTTATTCTTACAACCCTTGTAGGGACATTAAAGCTACTAAAGGACAATTCTGCATCACTCATTGTTAAACCGTCCTGTCCTTTATACCAAACTATCCATCCTTTTGACGGCTTATTTATATGTTCAACAAAATAATTAGCCCCCCAAATAATTTGATTTTTAGATACGCGCCATAATTCGGTGAAGTATTTTGATGTGGGTATTGATTTATCCCACCCTTTAAATTCGTGTAATTTTCTATTTGCTTTGGTGTTTTTATTATTAATACTTAGCTTTTGACCATCTACCCCTATACCATACGGGGGATCAACTATTGCCAAATCGTAATACTTATCAGGTGTTTGCCTAAGCAAATCCATGCAATCTCCGTTGTAAAGATGAATCTTGCCTGAGTGATATTCGTTTTTAAATCCTATGTACTCCATTTTGTTTTTATTTTGTAAGTTCCAAAAATTCCTGCTCAATCTTATTCTTCGTCATAAGCGATCTGTATTGATCGACTTCGATCGTTCCGACTGCCGAGAAAACGTGTATCTGGACAGGTTTTGTTTGCCCTTGTCGCGCAAGCCTCGCATTTGCTTGCAACCACAACTCTAAGCTATATGTTATGCTCGACCACACGGCTATATGACCTCCTTGTTGAAGATTAAGTCCATGTCCCAACGATGCTGGATTGCTTATCAAAACATCTATTTCATCATTATTCCA